GTCTTTCCGTTATCTTTTCTTAGTCTTAAGCAAAGCTTCCATCATAATATCGCTGTCATCGAGCTCTTCCATACCAGCAGAACCGTTGTCTTTAACGATCTGATAGATCTGAAACCAAGTGGCATTTATTTGCTTCATGTAGGTTTGACCCATCAAAACATAAGGTGATGCAATTGCTGCTGATGTAGTAGGATGCTTTGCAAGGAAACCATAAGTTGATAATGCGTTCTCACACTGAATCCAACGTGCTACGCTCATCGCATATTGCTGAACCAGTTGTTTAGCTACGAGCTTGTCACAGCCTTTTTTCTTTAACCAAAGGTAAGTTGCTTTATAAACACGCTCCGCTTCCATGTCAGTTCCGTCTTTTTGTTTTGCCTTCATGAACTCATCAACAGGAGGACATTCGACTCCTTCAAGTTCATCAGGAGTAGGCAATCCATTAAGGCCGACCATCTCGCCATAGATAGTTGCGTGAGCAGTAGTTTTCTTTCCTGAATTTGTACGCCTTCCGCCTCTAGCAGTTCCGTCTTTTGCCATTCGCTTTCCTCCTTTTATTTTTCTCTTTTTTTGTGGGTCAATCACCCGTTTGAAATCAAAAAAATTCGCGTGTGAGCCCACGCCCGCTTCCGAGCCTCTTTAAGTTTTAAGATTCACATCCCCCTAGGGTTTAGAACACGCGTCTATCACCTAAAGCAATGTGTCTTTTGTTGTGACATGACTTACAAAGAGCAGCTAGATTTTTCCATTCATTAGTACCTCCCATCCTTACAGGTAAAATGTGATGGACTTCCTCAGCAATAACCATTCTTCCTTCCTTCAAGCAATCCTCACACAGTGGGTGTGCTTTGATGTATCTGTTTCTGGTTCTTTGCCAATTGTTCCCATATTTATGTTTTAGCTTTGGATCTCTTTGGTAGTCGTTATAGTCTTTGTTTGTTTTCTTTTTGTGCTCATCACAATACATCCCGTAGGTTAGATTAGGACATCCTGGATAAGCACATGGTTTCTTTGGTTTGTATGGCATCCATGTCCTCCTTTCAGGGTATGAAAAAAGGCCAGCAGCGCTAACTGTTGACCTATGTTTTCTTTTCGGGTTTCCCCATTATAATCATACCACAGTCAATACCCTGACATGTACTGACATCGACTGACATTGACTGACATTTTTTATATCTCAAGAACATCAAGTGCCATTCGGTGCCACCTATAGATTGTTCTTTCAGTTGTTTCTAAAGCGTCAGCTATCTCTTCCCACAGCATGTTATTAATGTAGCGGTAAGTAAGAACGCTTTTATAATCTTCGTTTTCCATTTTTTCAATGGCTGAAACTGTCTCGCAAAGAACCTCGTCATATTTTCTTTTCTCATCCTCAATCTTTTCTTGGATTTCCATTAGCTTGTATATCCATTTTAAGAAAGGAGCGTCTTTGCTCTTTGTGCCATCAACTCTTGGTGTTTCATAATTAGGACTCGAAGGAGATGAGGCAAGCCTATCATATTCTGCGGCTCTTTCTTCCATGCGTTCGATTTTCTTTTTTAACTTTGACGGTCTGTTTAGGAACTCTATTTTTTGGTTTATAGTAGCATTCATCGCCTGCTTCCTCCTTTAATTTTTTTAGTATTGATGTTCCAGAGAACTTTCCTTGACATAACATGTCACACCATTCTGATTGAAAGAACTCCTCACATCTTCGGATTTCAAGATAAGCTTTATAATTTTCGTGGTTTTTCTTTAGCCTCGTAGCAGCTTTCCTGTAATCCTTCACAGCGTTAGATACAATCGCAAAGGCTAATCTTTCATATGGATCAACTGCCATTGTTAAACTCTCCTTTGCTTTTTCTTGAAGTTATCTTTATCTTCCTTCCTGTACTTTTCAACTTCCTTCATTAGTTCAGGTGTTGATTTTTTATAGAATGGGCATTTCTTCCCATTGAAGTATGTATCAGTTAAAATGTCACATTTACCACCAGGCAGTCTTGCAAAGCAGTCTTCACAACCAAAATGCACGCAAGGTGGATAGTCGTCATAGTATTTATTCATTTGAATTTCCTCCAGTTAGATGTTTGCCTTCACAGCATCAATGAGGGCTGATTGTGTTTTATCTTTATTTCTTAAAGCTGATAGGATGCTTTCATCTATCGTGCCTTTTGTGATTATGTGTTGTATAACAACAGTTTCAGATTTTTGACCTTGGCGGTAGAGTCTTGCTATTGTCTGCTGGTAAAGTTCTAAGCTCCAAGTAAGTCCATACCAGACAAGGTTAGAACCGCCTTCTTGAAGATTGAGCCCATGACCAGCTGATGCAGGATGAATTAAACCAACCTGTAATTCGCCTTTATTCCATCTTTCGATGTCCTCACTTTTATCAAGCTTTGCATAGGTAATTCCCAGTTCATCCAGTTTCTTTTCAATCCTTTTCAAATCATGATTGAACCAATATCCGACAAGTAGATTTTTACCATTTGAGAATTCGATAATGTCCTCTAAAGCTTCAAGTTTTCTATCGTGAAGTTCTAGTACTTTACCGTCATCGTCATAGACAGCACCATTTGCCATTTGACTGAGTTTGTTTGCGAGAGTAGCTGCATTTGCTATTGTTATTTCGCCGCCATCTAAGGAAAGGACCAGCTCCTTCTTTAGTTCCTCGTATTTTTTCCTTTCTTTATCGTTTAGATAAACAGGATACTCAACCTCAACTAACTCTGGCATTTTAATGTGGTCTTGTGCCTTCATTGAAATTGTGATGTCATTGATTCTTTTGTAGATTAGCTCCTCAGCTCCATCTTTGGGTTTATATGTGAATATGACTTGACCATTTCTTTTATCTGGCAAGAAGTACTCATCACGATATCCAGAAATAAACCTTCCGAGTCTTTTTCCCATGTCAAGAACCTTAAACTCAGCCCATAGATCCATTAGACCGTTTCCTGCAGGAGTACCAGTTAAGCCGACAATCCTTTTTACTTTAGGTCTTACTTTCATTAAGCTTTTGAACCTTTTTGCTTTGCCATTTTTGAAGCTGCTTAGCTCATCAACAACAACGGTATCAAAGTCGAACTTCCAATTCTCTACAAGCCAGCAGACATTTTCACGATTTATGATGTAGATGTCGGCAGGTTGGTAAAGTGCTGTCATCCTTTCTTTTTCCGTCCCAACTACTACTGAGTATTTGAGGTCTTTTAAGTGCTCCCACTTTTTTATTTCATTAGGCCAAGTTTCTCTTGCCACACGAAGAGGTGCTATTATTAGGATTTTGTGTGATGTGAAATAGTCGAATAGGAGATCATTTAATGCGGTTAGTGTTATTGCTGTTTTGCCTAAGCCCATATCAAGTAAAACTGCTGCTATGTCATTTTGCTCGATGAAGTTTGTGGCGTATTTTTGATAATCGTGTAGGTCTGTTCTATCCATTTTGCTTTTCTCCTTTATCCGTTATTTCGTTTATGATTCCTTCAATTTGCTCCTCGTCATCTAAGACAAACACTTTAAATCCCATTTGCCTTAATTGCTCGTGTCGCTTCAGTTGGAGCTTCCTTGGCTTTTTCCCTTTTTCCTTTACTTCTACAAACGCACATTTGCCAGGAAAGAACAGGATAAGTCGGTCAGGAACACCAGCACATCCTGGGGATACAAGTTTTAGTGCCATGCCTTTATTTATCTTTATCTGTTGTACGAGTTTTTGCTCGATTTTCTTTTCCATTTGTTGCTCCTTCATATGTGTTTTGTTTCTCCGTCATGTGAAATGTGCAAGGTCTACGACCTCATATACAAAAACCTCTCTATATACATTTTTTAGTAAAAAATCTTCCTATAACAAGTTTTATAAACGAGGTAGTAGAGGTTGCACTTTTGGACCATTTTCCTTACTACGTAAGGAAGTCCTCATCAATTTCATTCGTGACGGACAGTCTTAAACCATAAATCACGCGTACTCTTTTCTCCGTTCCACGCTTGAAGCCATACTTTTCAAGAGTTCCATAAAAGTCATTTGTGCTTCTGGTGTACTCATTGTTTTCAGCACTGTATCTGCGGTAAACGGCATAGAGTTGGTTCGAGCTTACATATGCTTTTTTATCTTTCTCACAACAATCCTCAAGAAAGTGATTGAACCAGTTATTTTGTTCACGATAGCTGTCAATCGCCTCTCTTACCACTGCAGGCATAGTAGGCTTGTATTCAGCCTCAATGACTTTTTTGGCACCTTCAATAATCCACTTCAAAATGTACTCACCAGCATTTTCAAACAAGAAGTCAGCATAGTTTTTGATGTCTTCAGCGCCACCTCTGAGTTTGTTGTTAAATGGAATGACATAGAGTCTATCCCAGATTCCATCATCAATCCCACTTATGCGTGGTAGGTAGTTTGTGTAAAGAACTAACGTGTGACAAGGCACATAATGGAATGGATCTTTATATTTCTTTTCAGCTTGAACTTCATCAGTAGATGTTAGCTGCTTTACCATAGACTCATCTAACCTTGCACCTTGTTGAAGCTCTGATGCTATCAATAGTCTTTTACCTTTTGCTTCAGCCATTTCAGGTTTTGTGTTTCGTCTGCATTGAGTAGTTAAAGTGTCAGCAGAGATTTTTCCTGAGTAAAGGCCAAGCGTGCGGAATATGGCATTCCAAAATGTCGACTTTCCATTACCGCCATCGCCATAGGCTATAATCATCCCTTCTTGCATAACCTTTCCAATTGCAGCAAGACCACAAGTCATCTGGACGTAATCTATGAGTTCAGGGTTTTTCGCAAATATTTTATTTAAGCACGCTTCCCATATCTCCTTACCCTTATCACTTGGAGCACAAGCAGTAATCTTTGTGATGAAATCACATGGATCGTGTTCCTTTTTACCATCCATTCCTTTTCTTAGGTCATAAGTACCACCAGGGGTACAAAGCAAAAATGGGTTTGAATCAAGGTCGGATTGTGATATTTCAATCATAGGTTTGACCTCTTTTAAGCATGCACTGATGTACTTTGACTCACGTCTACCAAGCACAAACTTTTTATAGCACTGTGCTTCAGTTTGCTTTTTTAATATTTCCATCTGTTCATCGGTTAACTCGTCCGTTGCTTTTTTGCCTTTTTCATCGATTAAATCAAGCGCGCCACTTTCTTTAAGTTTGGCATTACATGCAAATATAATCCTTTCAGCCTCAAGGAGTTGTCTTCTGGTAAGCTCGTGAACTACTGCTTGAGCACCAATCTCAGACTCCTCCCAGTATCCTTCCTTAAAACGGATAAAGTGGGTTGATGGAGAATAGCGGAGTTCATTGCTAAAGTACTTAGCAAGGACCGTGGCTTGTCCTACGTCAGTAAAGTCTGCAGGGATGTAGGAATTTGAGTCTATGTACTTATCTGGCGGGATGTAGTTTGGGTTCTTTAGGATTTTGTTTCTATAAAAAGTGAGTGCACTTTCCCATATTCCCTTTAGCTCCTTTGAGTCTAATGGCGGATTACAATTTGATGCAATTTCAAGGAAGGCCTCCCACGCTTCATCTGTTTCACCATATTTTTTGAGCACTTTACCTGCATAATGTGACATGGTTCCATTTCTTGAACCTTGATTAATGCCGTCAGATAGCCTTTTCTTTGACTCTCTTACCATATCCTCAAATGACTCAACGCCACCTAA